GATGTCGAAGCCGTTCACCCTGTACCAGATGTAAACGGCAGCGGTCGAGGCAGCGGTCTTGTCGAGCTGCGCGGAGAACTCGAAATTGTAGACGCCGGCCTGCGCGCACACGATCCGCGAGGCGGGCGAGCCGATGCTCACAAGGTAGCTCTCGGCGGTCGTGTTGAACGTGATCGGATAAGCCGTGTTGACGAGCGCGGCGGTCTGCGTGGCGGTAGACGAGAACGACCCGTAGGCGGCGGGTACTGCCACGCCATAGCCCTGCAGTGGCTCCCAGCGCGTGTTGGAGACCGCCGAGTAGATGGCAGACGCGCCAGGGATTAGAGCGTTGGATGCGGAGCCGCCGATGGTCGAGCCGGTGTCGTAGGGATAGACCGTCAACGGGTTTGCGCCCGCGTTTGCGACGAAGACCGTCGCGCCCATTTCGGTCGGCGGCAGCTTCACGCCAGCGCCTGCGGCGACCGTGGAAATCCGGTTGTAGATGCTGGAGAGCGACGCCGCGTCGCTGGAGGTGCTGCCTGCTGCCGAGACGCCGCTCGCGCCCTCGCCGCAGATCGCCACGGTCGAAAGGCTGGTGACGCCGGAGTTGAGAACGCGCGACGGCAGCGCCATGCGTACCTCGAAAGGAAGGGGCGACGGGCGAACCCGCCGCCCCTAGTCGTCAGATGATCTGGCCCTGCTTGTGCGGACGGTTGATCGAGACGATCACCGTCGAGACACCGGACGCGACCGTCGCCAGATTGGCGGCGCGCGCGCCGAGCAGCTGCTTGCCCGTCGCCACGGTCGGCATCACACGGCCCGCCGTGGCGGACTGATAGATGGCGACCTGCGGGCTGACGGCGACGGCGGTCTTCTTCATGACCGCGAGGCCGCCGATCTGGTACCAGCCGAAGGTGCCAGCGAGGTTGGCCGACATCGCCACGGCCACCGGACCCGCGAGGTTCGCCGTGTTGGCGGCCAGCGCGGTCTGGTAGGTCGAGGCGTTGTAGGACACCAGCGAGCCGACCTCGGTCGAGGCCACGCCGAGGAGGAGGATGAACTCGCCCTCGCCGTAGACCGGGTCGAACGCGCGCGCGACCATGCCGAGCGTTGCCGGCGGAGTCGGGATCGCGGACGTCCCGTTGGGCATCGTGACGCCCGAGTCGATGTCGGTGACGGCGGGGAGGCCGACCCGATTTTCCACGAAGGAATACGCCATGATCTGGTCTCCTTCTCAGGCGATCAGCACGCCGCTGAACTGCGGCCCGCTGCTGGTGAGGTTGCCGGCCCAGCCGATGAGCTTGACGATGGCGTCCTGGTTGACGGCCTGACGCTCGCCGCCGATCGGCACGAAGTTCCGATCCGCGTGCGGACGGAAGTGCAGGTACTTCGTGTTGAGGAACCACATGTGGTTCGCCGTCGCCGCCGCGCCGATACCGCCGTCGAGGACGACATCGGAGGCCATGCCCGCGCCGTAGTACTTGAGCGAGGCGAAGCCCGCGCCAGCCATGCTCGAGCCGCTGTCCGAGATGCGCTGGATCGACTGCAGGGACTGCAGATAGAGGCGGTAGTAGTTGTTGTCCGCCACGATCAGGTCCGGCTTGTCGGTGCCACGGATCAGCTGCACCGCGACCGAGTCCATGTACTGCTGGATGTTGGACGCCGTGACCGCCGCGCCGCCGTTCGTGAGGCCGGAGAAGGACACCGAGCGCCAGAACGAGAACGTCACGCGGCTGATGCCGCCATACGTGCCCGAGCCGGGGCTGTCGGGAACCGCCGCCGCGAGGCCGGTGACGTTCTTGCCCGAGTTGCCGGTGCCGTCGAGGTAGATGTCGCCGCCGATGCGGTTGGCGAGCTGCGCCTCCGCGACGGACATGCGCCCGTCGAGCAGGTCGATGATCGCCTCCTTGCCCGAGTTCTGGATCATCTCCAGACCGGAGATCGAGACCGCCGAGGCGTACTGCGTGATCGAGAACTGCGCCGCGCTGATGGGCGAGTTCTGCGAGACGTTCAGGACCTCGTAGCCCGAGTAGGAGTTGGTGTTGTTCGTCGTCGAGTCGTTGTACATGATCTCCTGCAAGATCACGTTACCGCCCGAGAACGTCTTCACGTTGCCGCGTTCCTTGAGGCGACGCAGCAGCGCGTTGTTGTTGGTCACGTTGTCGGCGAGTTCGCCGGAACGCGACTGGATGTTCGTCGCGATGATATCGCTGATCGAACTGTTCGCGAACGCCATTGAAGGCACTCCTTACAGAGGGTTGGTTAGAGCCGCTCCGAGAGCCCGTCGAGCTGCTCGGCCAGGAGGGAGCGGCGGTCGGATGCCTTGGTTCCGGTCGGCGCCCCGGGTGTGGAGCCGCGCACCGATACCGCAGCGGCCCTGGCGGCTTTCGCCGCCCTGTCTGCCGAGGCTTTCCGCTCCGCGAGCGCCTTGACCTGTTGGGCCTGCTGCTGCTGCGCGAAAAGCTCCTCGTCGAGACGAAGGGCCTTCTGATACGCATCTTCGAGGGTGGTCGCGACGCCGCTCTGTAGAAGCTGGATCATCGTCGGCCTTGCGGCCTCGAAGTGTTCGACCTTCGTGGCGAACTGGGAAACCTCGTTGAGGAGGACGGCGTTGGCCTGCTCCTCTTGCGCCTGCTTCCAGCCCGTGACTTCGCCCCGGATCTTGATCAACTCGTTCTGGAGCGCCACGAAGTTGGGATCGACGGAGGCCTGTGGGGCGGGCGATCCCTGCCCTGCCAAGTCTATGCCGTAGGACCGGGCGAGGGAATGAAAATAGCTGAGCTTGTCCTGCGGGGACGAGTTGCGGAGGATGTTGTCGGCCTCCATGAGCGCGCGCACGGCCTGCGGCGCCTCGATCCCGAGGCCACGGATCGTGTCCATGTAGGGCGCGATGGCTTCGTTCATGCGATCCGCGAACTCGGCCTTGGCGCGGATCGGCTCGATGCCCGCGCGCATCTGCTCCTCGCGCTGGTAGGCGTATTCCTGCAGACGCGGGTCGGCCTTCAGCCACGCATCGTGGAATTCTTTCTTCCACGACTGCGGCGGGCGCCTCCAGACGGGCTCCTCAGCGGCCTCGGCGGCCTCGGCGGCCGTCCCCTGCGGCCCGGCGGGGGCGGCCTTCGGGGCGGGCGCACCATCGGCGCGGGCGAAACGGCCCGAAGAATCGCGGGCGCGGCCTTCGGCGGCGGGCTCGGTCTCGGCCTCGGGGGCTGCCTCGGGCGGCGCGGCGGCGACCTCGGCCTCGATCTTGCTGAACTGCTCGGCCAGCAGTTCCTTTCGGCTGTCGCTATCGACCTTCTGGATCTCGCTCATCTCATCTCCGGGGTTGCGACCGCAGCTCGGCCAGGATCTTGTCCGCCTGCTTGTCGGTCATGTTCCACAGCTGCTCGCGCAGGCGCTTAATGCGCTGCTCGCGGCTCGGGGCTGTGATTTCGCGAGGCTTCGGCATCTCGTTGCCGACCTCGAAACAGTTGTGCCGGCGCAGATGCTCGCGATGTTGCGAGCGGCTGCTGATCCACGACCCGTCCGCCATCGACTTGTAGCCGCCGATGTCGGGGACGATCTGGATCTTGGCTTCGGCGCCGGGGTGCGCGATGGCGATCTCGACCATCTCCCCGTCGCGCCAGACGTATCGCGTCCTCATAGCAGCAACATCACCTCCTCGTCGTCGGCCTCAAGCGCGAGACGCCGCTGGAGGTCCAGCGCACGCTCCAGGCCTGCCAGAATGCGCCCCAGATCGATCGACGGGGCCTCGATGATGTCGGCGCGCGTCTCCACGCCGACTGCTTCGATGGCTGCCGAGACAGCCTGCTCGACTTCCTCGGGCGCAGGCTCCAGCCCCTCCACGATCCGCTCGTAGAGTTCCAGCACCCAGCGCCGCCGCGCCTCGACTTCCTCGCGCTCGCGCTTGAGCTTCTTGCCGAGGTAGTCGCCGTCGTGCGTGTCATCGACGACAATGACGGAGCCGTCGCTCCAAGTCGCACTATCCCAGAGACCAGAATCCCAGATTCCGATCATGCATTGATCTCAATCCCGATTGCCCGGCCGTCTGGCCCACGGACAATTCGTTTGGGCGCGCCCATCGATTGCATGAGCGCCTGCATCATTGCGATCACGCGCTCGTCGCGCGCCATGCTGTCCTGCACCATCTGCTGGATCATCGACCGAACGTCCTCGGACATGCCGGTGGCGAAGCGGTCGGTGGCTTGGCTGACGATGTCGAGGCCGGGCGTGTCCACGCCGCTGACGCCGATGCGCGCGACCATGATCTTGGTCTCGGCGTCGAGACGGGCCTTCTCCTGCTCCAGCGCGACCTTCTGGGCCAGCTCCTCGCTCTTGAGCGCGGCCTCGAAGCGCTGACGCTGCTCCTCGAGCGCGGCCGCAGCCTGCGCCTTCATCTGCTCGATCTGCATGTCGGCTTGCAGCTTGGCCTGCATCATCTGGGCGTCGAACTGCGCCTTCTGCTGCGCGATGGCGGTGTCGGCCTGCATCTTCATCTGCTCGGAATCGGGCTGCGGCGGCGCGGCGGCCTGCGCCTGCTGCTGGGCGGTGATCTCCTCCAGCATCCGATCAAGGGTGCCTTCCAGCGGTTCGGCTTGCTTGAACGCGCCGATCCCATACTTCATCAGCTCGATGACGATGCCGGCGGCCTGCGGGGCCTGCTGCACGACCGGCAGCGCGCGCTCGAGGAAGCCGCCATAGGCCTGCACGAACTCCAGCCGGTCCTGCTTGTTCTGCTGCTCGTCGATCTGGACGAGGCTGTCGGACGCGACCTCGATGCGGAAGTTCCGCAGCGGCTTGTCGGCCAGCACCTGCAGCGCCTGGGGGATCAGCTGCTGGTCCTCGGGCGACATCTGCTGCGCGGCGGCGTAGGCGAGGATCGTCTGCGGCTGGAACTTGGTCGCGATGATCTGCGCCTTTAGCCGGATCAGTTCGGAGGCGAACAGCGCGACCTCTTCCTGCATCGACCGCAACCGCAGGCCGGCGTACTGGCCCTTGATCTGTTGCGCCGTGGCCGTCTCGCTCGCGGCGGTCTGGCCTCGGATGATGTCGGAGATGCCGGTGATCTCGTAGATCTGCGACTTGATCTGCTCGCGCGCGCCGTAGCACTGGATCAGCGCCTGCGCGAGGGTGTCGAGTGGCAGGAGGTCGATGCTGCCCTTCAGCCCGCCCTTCTCACCGAACGCCATCCATTTGTCGACCGGGATGAGCGTGTTGTTGTCGCCCTCGGTCAGGAGGCGCTGGAGCGCGGGTTGCGAGGCATCGTAGACGCCGCGCATCCGCAGCGCCTTGACCAGCCCGTCGATGCGGTCGGAGAGGATGTCGAGTTCGTTGGCCTGATCCTGATAGAGCAGGAAGTCCGGCACCGGGACGAGGCTGTCCGAGGTCGTGGTCGCGTAGAGCGGCTTGGGGCAGGGATAGAACCCTTCCAGCCCGAGCGGGTCGTCGCGCTCGTCCACGAACTGACCCATGCCCTTGTGCAGCCAGTAGACCTTCTGGGTCTCCTTGCACCAGAGCTCGCAGATCTTCGCGCGCGTGCCTTCGCGCTTGCGGTTGGGGCCGTCGAGGTTGTCGGGGCCGCTGTCGAGCGGGATCTTGCGGCCCATGTCCTCGCCGAAGCGCTCCACCAGCGCCTCGCGGGTCATGTAGACCCAACGCCAGACCTGCGTGACCTCTTCCCATGTCCTGGCGCTGCTGTGGCCGAAGTCCTTCCAATGGACGTAGTCCACCGGGGCGCACTCGTACTCGATCTCCTCGGGCATCTCCGCGCCCTCGGGGAGGTTGCCGTCCTCGTCAACGTCCTCGGTGACCTGCGCGCCATCCTCGGGCAGCGCCAATTCCTGCGCGCGCACGTGCGGCTCGTAGCGGACCCACGCGACGCCGCGCCCGCCGAGGAAGCGGTCCTCGACCGCGTATTTCATCGTGGCGCGGAAGTCGGGGTAATGCTCGATCTCGTAGTCCAGCGCGCGCTCGATCAGCTGCGCCGCCACGCGCCCGATTTGGTCGCGGTCACCGAAGCGCCGCTTGGCCGAGGCCTTCGGCAGCTTGGCGTAGACCGCCGGGATCAGCGTCTGGACGTTCGACCAGAGGATGTTAAACTTGACCGTCTCGTTGCCCGACTGCGTGCGCGTGTCGTCGCGATACCGCTTGATGATCTTCGTCGCGCGCTTCTCCCAGCGGGTGAATTCGGTCTCGTAGGTCGAGATCGCCTGCAGGAACTTCTGCACGCCGGTTGGCTGGACGTCCATCACGGCCTCCTTCGGAAGATGACGTCGCGGTGGACATGGCCCGCGATCATGTAGCCCCAATCGGCCAGCATGGTGATGGTGTCAACGTCTGTCGCGCCGTACCGCTCGCCAAGGCCCTTCAACTCGAGCACGATGGTCGGCCAGGAGCGGAAGATGGTCTCCTTCGCGCCCTGCACCGCGAAATGCTCGTAGCCCTCGACGTCGAGGCAGAGGAGGTCGCAGTCGTCGATGCCGAAGCTGTCGATCCGCATGATCGAGAACTCGGCGCCGTTCTTCACGCGATGCGCGCCGATGTTGTGGCGGTCGAACCTGTCCATCGCGCCCGTGCCGGCGGACGCGCCGAACGCGCCGCGATAGGCCGAGACCTTCGCCCGGTCGGCGCCCTTGAGCCGCTCGTCGAGGTTCAGCAGCAGCGCCGCGTGGTTCTCCTCGTCGGGCTCGACCGTCAGCACCTTGTCGAAATGCCCGGCCAGCGCGACCGGCCAAATGCCGATGTTGCCGCCCGCCTGCACGACCGTGCGACGGCCCGAGGTCAGCGGCAGGATGTCGGTGTCGAGGTCGCCAACCTCCGCGAGGATGATCTCCAGCGCCACCTGATCGGCGTCAGGGACATGCCAGCCTTCACGCCGCTGCATACTTGACCTCGTCCTGTTCCCACGGGCGCGGGTGGCCGTGGAAGATGATGATGCGCTCCGAGGCCGAGCGCGGGCTGGCCTTGAAGCTGCTGATCGAACGCGGGCAGATGTCCTGCCAGTACGCAGGCGCGATGTCGAGGTGCTGCTCGAGCCACTCCTGGTCGCCGCCGAGGTAGAAGCGCGGGTCCTCGCGAAAGGCGCGGTAGAGGCGGCTCATGTCGCCCGACCACAGCATCATGCTCGACTGCATCGCGGCCTTGTTCATCCGGCCCCGGTAGAAGTCGCGCAGAATGACGAACTCGTCGTCGCCAGCCAGCTCGATGACCGGCGAGATGTCCCGCACGATCACGGTGTCGAGGTCGAGGTACAGCACCGGCCCGCGCAGCCGGAAGATCTCCATCTTCGACCACCAGCCCGGCCAATCGTGGAGAAGCTCGATCGTCTCCAGCGGCAGCGCGTTGGGCTTGTCTGTCAGGCAGATGAAGCGGTGCATCGGCGCGAACCGTCGGCACATGTCGCGGAGCGCGACGACGTGCCGGGGCTCGTACTCGCCGCCGGAGCGCAGGACGGTGGCGATGGTGATCATCCGCCGGTCTGGGTCCGTCTGAAACGATTGGCGAAGGAATTCGGGTCCATCTCCATGCGGCCATAACGCTGGACGGCACGCGCGAGCTGCTGAGGGTTCAGACGCAGCGGGACTGCAGAAGCCTCTCCTGGCTGGATTTGCGGCGCTAGCGCCGGCGCAGCCTGTCCCATCGCCGCCATGTCCACGGGCGACAGGCCACCGAACGTGTCGATGCGTGCGGGCTGGAACTGCAGGTCTGCCTCGCTCGGGACGCCTTGCATGACCGGAAGGCGCGGACGAGGCCGGGCAGCGCGCGGGGCCGGCGGCGGCGGGATCGGGGCCGCAGCGCCGCGCGGGTCGGTCGAGGGCATGTACGGGATCGACGGCGACGGGGCGTCGTAGCCGCCGGGCGGCGTCGGGGGCAGGGCGGGGTTGGGCAGTCGCTCGTACATCTGCGCGGCGTCCGCGGCCTCGGCGGGCGACATCGCCGGGCGGTTACCGAAGCCAAGGAAGCGGCGGATATCGTCGAGCGAGTAGGACCGCACCGGGCCTCCGGCGGTGCCTTCGGGGCGCAGCATCGGGTCCATCGGGTCCATCGGCGGCGTGTAGGATGCGGAAGGCAAAACCGGCTGCCGCGCCGGCATGCCCATGACGATTCTGTCGTACTCGTCCATCTGCTCGCGGCTCATGGGCGGCATCGGCATCACTCCTTGTTGCGCGCGCTGATGGCGCGGGCCTTGGACTTGGCGTCTTCCTTGCTCGACGCGCCCCATGCGCGCAGGGCTAGGGCGAGGCGGGTCGGCTTGCCGTTCTTCTCCATCGGGCCGGGCATGTTGCCCATACGAGCGAGGAACGAGGCGCGGCGCGGGTTGTCGCCGGACTTCACGGGAGCCTTGAGCGTGCCGCCGGTCTCGGCCTTGTACGAGGCGCGGCCCTTCTCGTTGAGCCCGCCCTTGGGGTTCTGGCCTTCCTTTCGCTGCCAAGCTGGGCTGCTCATCGCTTGTTCTCCGGCTTCGCGGTCTTCGCGGCCTGCTTGAAGTCGGCCTCGCTCGGCCTGCCCTTCTCGCCGGGGCGCTTCATCCTCTCGCCGGAGCCGGCCTTGATCCGCTCCTGCTTGGCGAGGATGTTGGCGTAGAGGCCAGCCTTGTTCATGGCATCACGCCGAGAAGATGCCGACCGCGAGGACGGTGACGCCCGCGCCGGTCGTGATCTTCCACGAGCCGGTCACCGCCGCCGCCTCGATGTCCACGTCGTAGACGCCGACCGGCGTGTTGGCGGGGATCGACAGGATCGTGGTCGAGCCGTCGATCACCGAGACCGTCGAGGTCGCGGCGGTCGCGACGGCGACGACGATGCGGTGCAGGTAGTCGCCCGCAGCGCCCGTGCCGCCGAGAACCTGGTTCGACTGCGAGACCGCGACGGTCTCGTACTGGTAGCGGTAGGGGTAGCTGACGCCGGCCATCTGGGCCTCCTCAGGACAGGAAACGGAGCTTGTAGATCGTCGCGTCGATCAGCGACGCGATGGTGTCGATCTCGTTCTGCAGCTCGCTGCGCTCGGGCAGCTTCTTGCGCTGCTTCTCGACGTAGGCCTTCTGGTCCTCGAAGTACGAGACCATCGCGTCGCCGCCCTTGCCGCGCGGGTTGTCCATGCGCGCGACGAACTTGCCGACGAGGCCGTAGCAGCCCTGATAGGCCTCGACCACGCCATCGACGAGGCCGGGGATCGCCTCGTAGTATTCGCCCACGGCCTTGTGCGCGGCGTAGCTCGAGGTGGACCAGTGCATGAAATGCGCGGCGATGGCGGTGCAGAGCATGTGGCCTGCGAACTCGCCCATCGCGGCGTGGTACTCGCTCGACTCGCTCATATCCTGGCGCTCCTGCTGCGCGTTTCGTGCGCGGCCCACATGTCGTTCAAGGTGGCGGCATTGGTCGCACCGACGAGCAGCGGACGGTCGGCCCGAGGCGGCTCGACGGGCGCTTCCTCGCGCCACGCGACCGCGAGCATACGGAAAGCGTCGGCAGGATGCGAGGTCCAATCATGCCTAGGCGTCGCGCGGAACGCGCGCTTGTCCTCGTCATACTCGCGCTGGTACTGGCGCAGGGCCTCGATACCCTCGCGGCAGAGGTCGGCATCGAACCAACAGCGTGGCAGGACCAGGCGCGCGGCTTGGATGCCGTCCTGCACGCCGAGGTCGGCCACGATCTGAAACTTGCCGATGCCGCCGAGCAGCGCCGCGAGCTGCTCGACCACGCTGCGGCCTCCGCTCGCCAACGTCTTGGCGCGCGCGTCGTGCGGGAGGTGATGGCGGGCGTAGCGGAACGGCTTGCCTGCGACGACCTCGGCTAGGTCCGCGACGGTCGAGCCGCTGCTGGCGTGGTAGTCCAGCACGTGGATCTCGCCGCCAGCGACCTGATAGAACCAGATGGCGGTGTCGTCGCGGTATCCGATGTCCCACGCGGTGTAGACCGGGCGATCGGGATCGTGCGGGACGCGCCCGATGCGGCCCGCGTCCGAGGCCTCGCGCATCTCGACGCCGTAGAACGCCCCGAGGATCGCGGCCTCGAAGCTGCACTCGTACTCCTGGTCGTACTGGTCCTGCGTCAGCTGCGCGCGGAGCGCGTGCAATTCGGTCGGCGGCAGGATGCCCGAAACGCTGGCCGGCAGGCGCAGGCAGAACCAGTCTGGGCTGCGCTGCGCGGCGTCGAAGGCCTCGTAGAACTGGTTGCGGCCCTTGGGCGTCCCGCCGATCACCGCCCAGCCAGCTCTGTCCGAGAGCGTCGGGCGGATGACGTTGCCCCAGACACTCGGGCGAAAGTCGCCGTACTCGTCCAAGTAGACGCCGTCGAAGCCGAGGCCGCGCATGGCGTCGGCGTTGTCCGCGCCGAACAGCTGGATCTTCGCGCCCGTCTGCGTCGTGAGCAGCAGCTCGGCCTCGTTGACGCCAGCGGTCGCGGGCGCGGCGAAGCGCTTGAGGTAGTCCCAGGCGACGCTTTTGGCCTGCGACCTGTACGGCGCGACGTAGGCGTAGTGCGCGTGAGGTCGCTGCGCGGTGATCGCGGCTCGGATCAGGTCGTTGACCGCCGCGACCGTCTTGCCGGCGCGGCGATGCGCGACGAGGCAGGCCCAGCGTTGCGTGCGCTTGTGGAATGGCAGGAACGCCCGCCGAGGCGCGTAGGGCAACTTGACCGTCTGAACGCGCGGCGCGTTCACTCGGGCTCGCTCCACTCGTAGCGGATGACCTGGGGGCCGCCCTCGGGGCCGGTCACCTCGGTGCGCGCGAGCTTCGGCACGTGGTACTCGACAAGGTCTTGAATGCAGCGGAACGCCGCCAGCGGGCCTTCCTCGGCCTCGATGCGCTCGAGCAGGTGGCCGAGGCGCGGCGTCTGCTGCTCGACGAACGCAGCGATGGCCTCGCGGGCGTTCGCGGTCGAGCGGTTTGGTCGCCCGGCCCTTGATCCGCCGCCGGTTTTCGTGCCTTTCGCCATGGCAGATTATCGCAAATTGCGATCAGGCATGGTCTGCATGGCCCAAATCATGCCCCGCCCCACGCCATGCGTCAACCGCATAACGCCCTGCGTTCTTTGCAATGGTGCGGCGAAACCGGCGGTGTATGTTCCTCGCATCGCAACCCCACTAACGGAGACGAACGATGATCAAGAACTCGAAGCAGAACTGGACGGTCGGCAGCATCGTGAAGGTCGGCTTCCTCACCCTCAAGGTGGCCGGGATCAGCGGCGGCGTGTACCGGCTGGTGCGGCCCGACGCCGAGTTCGGCTACACCGGGCCGATGTGGGACTTCGTCCCGCACAGCGGCCTGTTCCGGGTCTGAGGGCGCCATGCGCATCTCCCCCGACATGGACCTCGCCCAGCTCCGCGACCTCATGGGCGAGGCCTCCCTCCTCGACGCCGCCGCGCTGCGCGACGTCCTGATCCGCCGCCGGGTCCGCGACACGGCCCACTTGGCTGGGATCGAGTGGAGCGATGCCATCGCGGAAGCTCATCGCCGCCTGCCGGCGCATCTCCGACCCGAAACCGCCTAGAGCGGCCCTAGGAGCGCCGAAAGCCGGTCGCCCGCTACCCTGCCTAGGGTCAGCGGGCTTCCGGCGTTCCTGAGCCATCCTCGGCGATTCTGGAGGCATCCGAGGCAAACCGAGACCGGAACTTCGCCATCGCGGCGTCAAATTCCGCCCTCTGGGCGTCGGTCATGGTCGAGTACCGCCCCACCGGCCTGTCGCCCTCGACCGGCGCCGCGATCGCTCGCCGCAGGAGGTGCCGCTGGCGATGCGCGGCCGCAACCTCGGCGTCGAGTAGCTGGCAGACCTCGGCGTAGCTCGGGAACCACTTGCAGCTGCGCGCCGCTGCGTCGAGGCTCGACCGGGTGTAGGCCTGCCTCGGATAGGCCAGCATCGCCGCGTAGGCCGCGATCCGCGTCCTAGCGTCCTCGGCGCTAAGCTGACCCGCGACGAGCGTCCCGAGCGCGCCGAGCCACCGCTCGACCGTCGCCTGCGGCGCGGGCTGCAACGCGTCCTCGACGGCCTGCAGGGCGCGTTCAGCCTCGGTCCGGACGCTCGGGGGTATCGAAAGCTGCGAGCCCGGCGTCTCGGTCTCGGCCCTCTGCAGCCAGCTCCCGAGCGACTGCGAGAAAACCGTTGCCCGCGCGAGATCCTGTGCCATTCGTCGTCCTCCGTTCGCTGCTGCGGCGCACCCAGTTCCTCCAGGTCGCGCTCCAGTTGACCTTCCGCCCGTCCGCGCCGGGCTTGCTGTGCCAGTAGTCGCGGAACGACGCCGCCTCGCGATCGACCGCGACGCCGAGGCTGCGGGCGAAGGCGCGATCCTCCTCCGAGGGCGACCAATCGTCGGGGAGGCGGGCGCCTCGGTCGGCGCGCGGCGAAGCGCGCGCTCCTAAGGATCCAGAACTGTCTCTATCGTTTCCGTTGGTAGAGCTTCCCTTACTCTCGTCTCCTCTCCTCTCCTCTCCCTTGGAGTCCGTAACGGACGCCTCGACGGAATCCGTAACGGATTCGCGACGGATCCGTGCGCGCTCCGCAGCGGCGTCCGTGGCGCGCTTGGTGCGCTCCGATTGCCGGGCCTTTTTCTCCCATGCTTCCAAGGCCTTCTCGGCCACGACGCGATGATACAATCGGCCATCGCTGCACCGCACAAAGCCGCGCAGCGCGCCGCCCTCGCGGACCCGCTTCCAGGTCGCAAGATCGCGCCCGTACCCGGTCAAGCGGGCGAGGATCGCGTCGTCGTCGGGCAGGGAGGCGGCGGGGACTTGGTGCCAAGCCGCGCACCACGCCAGGACGGCAGCCCGGAACACCTCGGCGTCCTCGACGCCCGCGAGGTCGCTGTCGCGCAGTCGCACGACGTCGAGCGGCATGTAGTGGAAATTCCGAAGATCGACTTCGGCTGGTACGAGCGGGTCCATCAGCGCCCTTTCGACGTTGATCCGGCCCGTCGCGCGCGATAGGTTCGGCGCGCCATCGTGGCCGGACTGGTTGTGGCAGTCCGTTGCGCCCCGGTCTGTTTCCGCAGGCCGGGGCGCGTCATTTCTAGCCCGGCTATCGCCTGCCGTCCAGCAGCGCCCAGACGATGATGCCGATCACGACGAAATCCTGCCATCCGAGAACCATTGCTTCCTCCGTTCAGGTTGGTGGCGGGAGCGATCCATCCGGTAAACGCACCGGCCAGGGACCGGTTGACGGGCTAGGCCCGCTGGATCGCTTTTAGGTTCCGCAGCCCGCCGGCCACGGCAAGGGAGGGCCTGGCCTGTTCCTAGATCCCGAGGTCGAGCTGGACGCCCAGCCGGTCGGCGTAGAGCGTCACCGCCTGCAGCCGCTCCTGCTCGCGCGCCCGCTTGCGCTCGTCGCGGCGCAACTGCACGACGCGAACCAGCGCCGCCGGGTCGTAGCCCGCGCTCTTGATCTCGACCTTCAACTCCTTGAGGTCGTCGCGCACCTCGTCGGCGGCGTCGAGCAGGCGCGTCAGGCGCTCGGCGTAGCGGGTCAGGTCGTCATTCGTCATTGGTCATCTCCTCCAGAAGGATCTCGGCGCGGGGATTGTCCCGGTCGAGGTGGTGATACAGGTGCATTTCGCGCACCGCGCGGTCGTTGCGGTAAACGCGGCCCTGCAGCGCGTCGAGGATCAGCGACGGATCAAGGTCCGGTCGCCGCGAGGCGTAGTAGATGTGAGCGGTCATGCAAATCGGCGCGAGCAGCTGGTCCTGCGCTGGCAGCTCGGGAACTTGCCTCGAAACGGCCTCGATATACGCGAGGCCCTTCTCGCTCTTGATGACCCGCAACTTCGACCCGAACCGCACGATGCGGCGGCTGTTGGCCTTGCTGGCGGGCTCGCCCAAGATGACGCCGCTCCATGTCCGCTTCATGTATCACCATTGCAGAAGCATTCAGTGGCCCTGCCCTCTTCTGCGAACAGGTCTGCGCTTGCCTCCACATTGGCGGCTATCTGGGCGTATGACGGCCAATCCTTGCGCCATTGATCACCGTACACTTTCTCCTGTTGCACCCACCAGTCCGCCGAGCCCGGAATGTCACGCATGATAGCGCGCACGGTGGCAATGGGTTTCAGGAAGCACAGGTCGCAGTTCCCGTGCGGTGTGCGGCCGTTGATGTTGGGTAGCTGCAAATCGAAGTTCTGCCGCTCCCAGAACGCCGCTACGTCGCGCTTCGTGATGCCAGCATCTGCTAACGGACAGACAACGTACCGATTGCCTTCGTTGGACGCCTTGATGCGCGAGACCCTGTGCATCTCGTCCGCGCGCAGGCCAACGGCCTCGGTCCACTCGTCCCAACCCAGCGTCGCCTTCAACATGCGGTGCATGGCGCGGATCTTGAGGTCGGCCGTGCAGAACCTGGCGACGACGTTGGGCAGCATCTTCTTGCGCCGGATCAGCGCCGCGAACGGCTCGCCCGCGCGGCTGGCGTCGGCGTAGCTGGTGATGCGCCACCGCTGCGCGACCTCGTCGTGGTCGGCGTACTCGACCCACATGATCGGCACGCCCCATCGCTCGCCGCAATCGCGCACGAAATCGAGCGTCTGCGGCATCTCCTTGCCGGTGTTGGCGAAGATGACCAGGACGTCGCTCGGCAGCTCGCCGCCATGCGCTTGGACGATACGACAGAGCATGTAGGCGGACGTCCTGCCGCCGCTGAACGAGACAACTGCCGGACCCTTCAAAAAGAACGGATTGTTCCTCATGGCGTCCCTCCCGTCGCATCGCGGCTCTCGGCCAACATCGCCCCGCTCGACCCGGTCATCGACCGCTCTTGCGGCGGCGGCGTCCATCGCAGCAGGCGCTGCGGGCGGATGAGGTGCGCCGGGACGTCCTCGTACCTGCGGCCGCGCATCAGCTTCGGCCAGAGCTTCTCGGCGCGCGCGACGCAGGCCTCGGGATCGGTCGAGCGCGTCTCGGGCTCGGCGATGTCCTCGAAGTCCGCGATGGTCGGCGCGATGGGAGCGACGGTGCGACCAAGCGCGAGCGCTTGCCTGCCCTTGTCGGTCAGCCTAACGCGCGCCTTGCCGACCTCGATCAGCCCGCGCCGCCGCAGGCTGTGAACGCCGCTGTGCAGGCGCACCCGATGCGTAATCTGCGCGCCCCACGCGAGCCATGCGTCGATCGGCGCTTCGCCGCCAGCCGCGTCGAGGTACTCGACGACGAGCCGGGTGTAGCCGTTGCTGACAGCAGCCTTAAAGCGGCTGCCGCGATGCATCTTCTTCGCGGGCGTGAACCAGTAGGTCCAGCCGCACGGCGGCTGCTTGCGCGGAGCGTAGTCGCTGTCTACCAGCTCGCGGCGCTTCAAATGCGCGAGGGCCATCAACACCAACCCCCTATCCATTCCGGGCAGCACTTCGCACAGCCGCTGCGTCGAGGCGCGTCCGCCCTCGGCACGCAGCGCGTTGGACACGCGCTCGATCGCGGTATCGCGCTTCATCGCCGGGCCTCGCGGCGCGTCGCGGCGACCGGATCGAACGCAAGCCGCTTGGCGCGCGCGATGCGGAAGGCCTCGAGCTGCCGGGCCGCAGGCAGCCGCTGGCGGCGCTTCCAATTGCTGATAGCCTGCGGCGTCGTGGAGAACGCGCGGGCGGTGGCGTAGGTGCCGCCGAGGGCGGCGATGAAGTCGGTCAGGGTCATGTCTCGACGGCTACTTCACGCGCGGTGTAGAGGTCAAGCACACAATTTCGCGGCAAGCGCTTGCGCGGGTAAAGCGGTGGTGTATGTTTCGCCTTGTTCGGGTGGTGCCGGGCAGAAACCAGGAGGGACAAACGATGCCGATAATGACCTACCGCAACGACGACGAGCGCGGCGAGACCTTCATCCGCAGCGCCGACTTCGTCGAGAGCGCCGACGACGCGCTGCGCGCGATCGAGTGCGCGAAGATCCGCGCCGAGCGCGAGATCATCGCCGCGATCACCCGGTTGCGCGACATCTGCAACCGACAGCTCGACAACGTCGGCGCCGGCAACACCGCGACCGACAATGCGATCAGCGATCAGTTCGTGGACCTGACCAACCAGGCGGTGGACATGGTCGTCGAGATGGCCTGCCACGCCGAAAGCGCGATCCACGCCGAGATGGAGGGCTGATCATGGCTGCGATCATGGACATCGACAACGCGCAGCGCAGCGTCGAGCGCCTCAGCGAGATGCGCCACGCCGCCTACGACAAGATAGAGGCGATCCTGCGCGCGGTCGCGCAGGAGGTCGAGGAGATCAACGCGCAGCACTACAACTGCCGCGCCATCTCCGAGAGCGAGTTGCGCGGCGTCCTCTACGAGGCCGAGATCCTCGTCGAGCGGCTCACCGACCCCACGGCGCGCTTCATCCGCGACGACGCGACGCCCGCCGAGCCTTTCGACGGCGACTATCCCGATTGGCTGCGAGGTGACCGATGAGCCCCCTCTGGCTGCAGGCCCTCATGGGCTTCGTCCTGGCCGCGATCATGGTGCTGGCATGAAGCACCTCCCCGCCGCCCACGCGATCCCGCAGACGCCCGGCGTGCTGCGCGCTCGCATCCAGTTGCGGGTCGAGCTGGCCCGCGACCTCAACCCCAAGACGCTTGACTACCTGCTCGCGCACCAGCGCATCGCGGAGCTGGAGCGCGAGCTTGCCAAACTGGAGGGCAACCGATGACCACCGAGAAGCGCAGGCTGTTGCGCGTCTACCGCAGCATGATCAAGCGCGCGGCCCACGCCCCGCGCGGCAAGAAGCAGTCCCGCCTCGCCGCCCTGCGCGGCTGGGTCCACAGGCAGATGAAGAGGGAGGTGACCAATGATCGCTGAGGGCATCCACAACGACGTCTCGTTCGAGGCGTACCTGAGCGCCGAGGCTTTCGCGGCCCCGGCGGTCAGCGGATCGGACCTCGTCGCATACGAGACCGAATGCCCGGCCCACGCCCACGCCTTCTGGCGCGGCAACCCGGCCCGCTTCCACCGCGAGCCGAGCGCGTCGATGGAGCTGGGGACCGCCGCGCACTGCTACATCTTGGAGGGCGCCGAGGCCTTCCACCAGCGCTTCTCGGTCAAGCCCGAGGGGCTCAATCTCTCGACCCGAGAGGGCAGGGCTTGGCGCGAGGAGCAAGGCGACCGGCAGATCGTCAGCTTCTCCGACCACATGCGCATC